TTTGGAGTTAGCTAGTTAGTACAAGACGATTTTGATTATCTTACATAAGTCTTCCCGCCATATCGTGCAGCAATCCAGCCGGATGGAATCTGCATCCAGATATCATTGCTGATCATCTTACATTCCCAGTAAGATTCTCCATGTGTTCTGTCCAACAATGCCATCAATAGTAAGTCCATGCACTTTCTGCAATGTTTTCACTGCATTCTCTGTTCCGGATCCGAAGATACCATCAATAGAACCACAGTTGTACCCCAGACTATTCAATCTCTCCTGGATCAGTCTTGTGATATTTCCTCTTGCTCCTCTTCTGCAGGTTGGGCAACCGGCAAGAGTATTCTTCCCTGGAATGCCATCAACAACCTGCTTGGAAAACCCCTGAGCATTGCATTCTTTCTGCAGTCTGCGTACCCAGTCGTTTCCAGAAGGCGTTGCTGGTTTTGCTGCCGAACTTGTTGCTGTGGTGGAATTAACTGGTACACTTGCTGCAGCTGCTCCTGCGATCTGATTGAACGGGAAGTTCTTTCCTGGACAACTGGTTGAGCATACATCTCTGTGTGCCTGCACCTTGCTGATACCGTATTTATTTTTCAAGTACGCTACTAATTCCTTTCCGGCATTGATCTGTGCCTGTGGCATGGTTTCTGTCATATATGCCCCCTCGAAGCAGATTCCAATGCTGTTAGAGTTGGCTCCATGAGCGTGAGCTCCTACTTTGTTTTCTGGCCGAAGCCTGTAAACAGATCCATCTTTTCTTACCAGAAAGTGATATCCGGCACCCGCCCAACCATTGTTTAAGTGCCAGCGGTGGATATCTTCTGCTGTGCACTTACTTGCTTCTGCATGATGCAGGATAAACCTTTTTGTTGCAGATCTGTTTGTCATGCTGTTTTTGAATTTTAAATTTGTTTCAATGATATTCATAGTGATCTCCTTCCTGTGCGACGTCGCACATAAATAATAAGAGGACGATTACTCGCCCTCTGCGTTACATTCCGGTAATCCGGCAATGCTGGTTAATAATGACAGGATTCCTGACAGAATCGATGCCGATACCACAAGCTTCGCATCTACCTGCCCAAGTGCCGTTGCTGTGCCGATCGTTGCTACTGCAGTCTGCGCTACAGTTTTGATTGCTCTGATTCCTGCTTTCTTCATCCATCTTTTGGTATCTACCGATACTTTAAATACGCAATTTTTAAACATAATTATTCCTCTCTTTCCGGTGGTTCTGTCGGTAATGCCATGAGTGCATTATACATTTGCGTACCTACACCATTTCCTTTCAGCGTGTGGTACTGCTTATACTCATCTTCTAATGACTGCTTGACGTACAACGGACAATATCCGTGATCGTCATGATACTTGTTGTAGAGCCTTATCAAATCCGCTCTTAGTAGTGCACGTATTCCTTTACGCATAGCGATCACTTGATAATATATGTATGCAACGGCTGACACTACAAACGATAAGAGTGCCCAATTTTCTGACAAAAACTTAATCATGTGTGTCCTCTCTCTTGTTTCATGGTATAAAAATAAGACCTCTAAGGTCTTGCTCTAATCTCCATATTATCATTCTTATTTTTCTAATGCTGCCTTGATTGCTTCCAGGTCATCGGTTGTTAATGCCGGATAATCAGCCGCAATGTCTTCTATTTTTTCCCCATTCTCAATGCGGATTCTAAACGCTCTTACCATTATTTTCATTTTCAGCGTGTTTAAAGTTTTCATTATTCTTGTCCTCCTATTAAATCTGCCATCATCAGTATTATATCGTCTGATGTGGACTTTAGTTCATCTGTTGTTGTTTCTAGGTTACTGATTCTTTCTTCTGGCGTTGGCTCTGGCGTGGGATAATCTGGGTCGTCCACAAGCTTCCACACCTGCCTAATCGCATTCTCTTCCTCTTCCCAACTGGATTCCCAGTGTTTTCCCTCCGTCACCTCTGTAGGCATATCTGTGTACACCACCTGTTTATATCCTAACTGTTCCAGTTCTTCTGGCAATGGATTGTTGATTGTCTTGCCATCCAAGGTTATCGTTTTGGGTGCGCTCCGAAGAAATCCATTTTGTAATTTTGCGTGCATTTTTTAATCACCTCCTTCTATCAAATATAGTATTGTTCCAGTTATCGCATAAGCACCATTCCCTGATACAAAGAAACATTTCTCTTTGTCTTTATATGTACTAATGTCCATCGTCTTATACAATTCCGACCCAATATATAGCGACAGTTCTGTTTCGCTATATTCGATATAGAACATAGTATTTGCTGGTTTTTTAATCTCCCAGTTAGGCGTAAACGCTTTCCAAGCCCTATGGTTGTTATACCAAAAGTATAAGAAAAAGTATGTATCAGTGTTTGCTAGTGTCTGTGGTGTTAATTTATATTTCCCAAACCTATCCAAAACAACTGCCTTTCCTTTCTCGGAAAACCATGATTTCTTTGTTTTTTGCGCAAGCAACCTACGCCTTAAGCTGTGCTGTGCTGTGCTGTGCTGTGCTGTGCTGTGCTGTGCTGTCAGCATTTTAGCATTGTTCATTTTTGTATCAACTCCTTATTCCCATTTTTCTATTTTCATCCATGAGCCAGCTTTTAGTTTGTCATTCGCAGAATTGATACGGAATCGCTTTAAAAGTATTTCTCCATTTGGCAATGCCATTCCTCCTGCTACTGTACTTTGTACATTAGCAGCAACAGAACTTTTGGGATAACAAAAAGCTGTGCTTATCGCATAATTCCCAGCAACTCCAAGTTCAAATAGAAGCGGTCTAAATTCTGTTGTAGTAGCTGTTCCCATGTTAAAGAAATTTTCATATTCATCTTCCGCAATATTAAAGCGAAGTCCTTTATTATCTGTTACGGTCGCAAGTATCGCTGTCACTCTAATTCTTTCCGCTTCAAATCCGTCTACATATAATGCATCACCATCATTCTGTGCAACTACTGTTTTTACTTCTTTCCAACCCATCCCATCTACCTCCTGTGCCTTTGCCATCATCATTCGCCGTCTTAGCATATCTCCACGGCAATCTCAGACTTGACACAGGATTTAGAATCAACTAAGCTGTGACTGACTGACTGACTGACTGACTGACTGACTGACTGACTGACAAGATTTTGTGTTAATTTACGTTTCATGTCAATTACCTCCCGTAGATTATTATCGTAGTTCCAACTCCAAATACTCCTTGTTGCCCTTGCAACGTCAGAGATTTTATATTATCACCGAATTTTCTATTGAAACCAGCTCCAGGAGTCTGAATATAAGAAGCGCATGCCGAACTTTCTATATTAGAAGCATTCATTATTCCATATTCGAACCAAAAATAAGGAATGCATTTGCACGAACCATGCATGATTCTATTAACTCCATTCTTAAAAAGAAAAGATTGAATATACGTCATTAATTTTTCACCTTTTGACGAAGAGAAAAATAAAACAGCATTTCCGTTAGAAATATTGTCATTAGCTGTTTTTGCAGCACATGACAGTATGAGAATGTCTAGTTCTTCATATTCTTCAGCAAGCTCAATAGATATAGTTTGCTGTTCTTCGGATATAGTTTCTTCTTTTACCAGTTTCCATTCTTTTTCCACCTCTTCCACCTCACTTCCTAATATTCTCCGTCTTTCCATTAGCTCACACTCCAATTCTGGCTAGTTAACAGCCCCTCTAATATTGATACCTCGTAGACCTTGTTGCTCTCGACTGTAAAGCTACCGATATTGACTCCGGTCGGATGCACTACCCTTGTAGCAGTCGCACCAGATTTGAATATAAAATGTACCTCACCTGTGCCCTCTCCGATGGTATATGTTAATGATGTCATTTCCGGGAATACATAGAGCTTATTAGGCTCTAGCGTGACTGTGGTGTCTGTAGACAGCTTCTCGATACGCTCTATACCACCTGTCTCGATTGTGATTGCAACAGCTTCACTGCCATCGTAGGTGTGGGTTTGGTTGCCGTAGGTTATGGTTAGGGCTTGTGGGTTTGGAAGAGTGGTGGGGAATGTTGGCTTTCCTCGTAAGTCTTCATAGTTGCCGGAAAAATCACTCTTGTTGTCCCAACTCTGTTTTTCTGCGTCAGTAACAGTACGGTGTTCTGCATCTTCTTTTAGGTCAGATAAGTTTTTCGGTACATTAATTGGATTCTCTTCCATATAGGTAGATACCGCTTCTGTTACCTTTTCCTGTGGGATTTCGGTTACGTTATCAAGTCTTGTCAAGATCTGTTCGATGATATCCGGATTTCGTTCCACCACCTCGTCGGTGGCTTCCAGACCTTCCAGTACGGTACCTTCTGCAATGGTGGTATTCCATTCCGGAATTGTTCCATCTCCCTTTTTGGCGCATACAATGAACTTAATCTGTCCCTTATATGTAACCACATCTGGGCCGATCAGCCACGAAAATGTAATATAGTCGCCATCTGTCCGTATGTCCTCTACCAGATAAGGATACTTCTGCCCGTTGGCATTCTGGTAATTGATGTACAGATGCATGGTAGACAGATCTATGTTATCCCCTACGACTTTCGGACACCGGAAATGTTTTCTTTCAGTGTTTCCGTCATGTGATACACCAAAGATTTTTTCCGTCTCTGGCACCGTGATTGTACGGGTTTCCGGATTGATCAGAAATATGTCATTCACCGGTTCGGTTCCAGACGCCTCTAATGCTTCCTCTAATGTCATTCCTGCCTCACCTCCACTTCATTGGTTGTGATCCGGTACCCTTCCTTTTCTCCTACCAGATACACCTTCCAACGTTTATATCCCGTAATTTCATCTGGTACGGCACATTTGCCGTTCACAATCGGTACAGGATATTCTTTGTCGTATCTTGAAAAGACGGCTGCTTTCTTGCAACCGTCCCACTCTCCGTCAAAGTTATATGCTGCGTACAGATAGCCTTTCGTACCAGCAATTAATCCGGAAAAGTCTCCGTCCTTACTTAACTTTTGTCCGTTAATCCGGAACTGCAGTATTCTCATTTTGCTCCCCTCCCGCAATCAGATCCGCCATCATTAATACGATGTCGTCCGTAGTTACCTCGAGTGCGTCGATTCGCTCTAGCTGCGACTTTCCAACTTTATGTAATACAACTCCTAGGATTCCTGCTGTGTATTTCATGATTCCCTCAAGTTCCGTGTAATTCTCATAAGTGCCAATCGTATATTCTCTTTCCTTGATGATCATCTTCTTGGTCTTCATGCCATCCTGAAAGATTGTCTTCAGATTCTCTTCAGTTTCTGATATTGTTTTGATCAGCAGGCTCCCGTCCTGCCGGGTGCTCGCTGACTGGACAGTCAACTCTGTTGCATCATTGAATGTAATTTTCATAATTATGTATATCTCCTTTCTGTGTAAAATAAGGATTTG